GTTACTTATCGGCTAAACCATGTCCGACACACCCCCCTTACAGATGACCCGGGTGCTATAAACCACGCTGGGGCCCCTATATATGTACCTGAATAAATTTTTTTGATAGGATTTAGATCCGCGACATGCACTCTGACCTGCACTTTTACCGTATAAGCTGTATGTGTCTCAGATCACAGGGCTGAGTACGGGATAAACACCCAATTTCCCGGCTTATCTATAGTAGGAGGATATATTCCGACAAGGAATATAGACGACTACTACCCGGCTCTTAGGGAGCCGGAGCGATCCTATGAGAGCGAAGGCGACCATAGGGCCTAGTATTTGCCCAGTAGTCTGTTCTAAATCGAACCCTCGAACCCAATGAGAAAATCTTTCGCTTTCACGCGGCGAAGCCGCGAGAGGAACACATGAGCAAAAGAGAAGAGACAGCCAAGATCAAGTCGAAGGTCATACGCCTTCTGACTGAGGGCTGTACGGTCGAAGATGCCATGATGCAGGTCGGTCGCAGCTACAAGCTGTTTGACTACTATCGCTCGACCGATAAAGAATTCAAGGAGACGGTAGATAAGGTTAGAGCTGCCCGGACTTCTAAGGGCAGAATACAGAGTGCGGATTCCCTCACGATGGGATTCAACGACTTCCGCAAGGAATACCTAGACTCTCAGACCTTCCCTCACCAGCAGAACATTATTGACCTACTCGAAGGTAATGAACCTTCTTGGATGCACCCGTCTATGACATTTGAACAGGGTCGCCCACAGTATGTCCTAGTCAATGTTCCCCCTGAGCATGCCAAGTCAATGACTACTTCGATTGACTACCCAACATTCCGTATCTGTATGGATCCAAACATCCGTATCATGATCGTATCCAAGTCTCAGCAAAAGGCCGTGGAGTTTATCTACGCCATTAAACAGCGACTAACCCACCCAGGCTGGCAGAAGCTTCAGCTCGCTTATGCGGCTGGTTCTGGCTTTAAGTCCAAGTCTGCTACTTGGCAAGCAACTACAGTTTATCTCGGTGACGAACTCCGTGACTCAGACCAGAAAGACCCTACTATCCAAGCGGTGGGTATCGGTGGTCAGGTTTACGGTGCCCGTGCCGACCTAATCATCCTCGATGACTGCGTAACTATGAGCAATGCTCACGAGTATGAGAAGCACATTCGTTGGATTCAACAGGAAGTCCTTACCCGTCTCGGGCCTACAGGCAAGCTTCTAGTCCTCGGTACCCGAGTTGACTCAATCGATTTATATCGTGAACTCCGTAACGGTGATCGCTACCCAACTGGGAAGTCACCATGGACATACCTTTCAATGCCAGCAGTCCTAGAGTTCGCAGAGGACAAGAAGGACTGGAAGACTCTCTGGCCTAAGTCAGACCGCCCTTGGCAGGGCAGCGATGAAGAGCCAGACGAGAACGGCTTGTATCCTCGCTGGGATGGTGAGAACCTTTCCATGCGTAGGTCTGCCCTCGATCCTAAAACTTGGTCGATGGTTTATCAGCAAGCTGACACAGACGAAGATTCCGTATTTTCTCAAGAGTGTGTTCGAGGTTCAATCGATCGCATGAGAATGATCGGGCCATTGATTCCGGGAAACCCGGGTCATCCCGAGACAGTAGAAGGTCTCACTATCGTTGCCGGACTTGATCCAGCAATCGTTGGTGATACGGCGGCCGTAGTAATGGCAATCGACCGTAGGCGTAAGAAAAGATATATCTTGGATGCGGCTACCATTACTAGACCATCGCCACAGCAGATCCGTGATCTCATCACAACAATGACAGAAAAATACAACCCGTCCGAATGGATCGTGGAGCGTAATGCATTTCAGGGCTACCTGACACAAGATGAGAATCTACGGCAATGGATGGCAAACCGAGGTGTGCTTCTTCGTGAACACACCACCACTCGTAATAAGTGGGATACCGGTTTCGGTGTAGCAGCTATGGCTGCTCTATTCGGAACTATGGAATCTAGCGGTAAGCACCATCGAGATAACCTGCTACATCTTCCATCAGATAGAACCGAAGGTATTCGGTTACTGATTGACCAGTTAATCACTTGGTCTCCGGAAACAAAGAACAAGACCGACTTAGTAATGGCTATGTGGTTCTGCGAGATCAGAGCCAGAGAGATATGCCAATTTGGTGAGTACGGTGGAAAGTTCGTAAAGAACGAATTCTTAACACGAGCAGATGCTGCAAAGAGGCAAGTCGTCAATCTTGACGAGTGGGCCGCAGATCGCCGTATCTCATAAGGAGTAACATGCTTTCAGTACTAGAAATCACGGCAAAGGTAGAGAGACTCAAGACCTCTCATGTTGACCGTGACCGCAAGATGGCAGATGTACTTGCCGTCCGCCAAGGTCGCTTGGAAGATGTCTTCTTTGGTCAATTCTCAGATGAGTATCCTAAGCCACTCATCGCTAACATGATTGATATTGCAGCACGAGATCTTTCAGAGGTTACTGCACCACTTCCTGCTATCAACTGCTCTTCTAGCAACATGACGAAGGACTCAGACCGCCGTAAGGCAGAGCTTCGTACCCGTATTGCTAACCACTACATGGCTATTTCAGACATGCAGTTGCAGATGTATCAGGCAGCAGATCACTATTACACCTATGGCTTTGCGATTGCCATAGTTGAATACGACTTCGAGACTAATAACCCTCGTACACGCATCCTTTCACCATTCGGTTGCTACTACGAAAAAGATCGCTTTGGATCCCTTATTTCGGTATCTTCAGTCTCTGGTATTGATACAGATACCCTAAAGGCTCAGTATCCAGAGTATGCAGCACAGATTGATCGTAAGTATCGTAACCAAAAGGCTACTGTTTCAGTAGTTCGTTACCACGATAAGAACCAAGATACGATCTATATCCCAGAATTAGATAACGCAGTACTATCAAATACCCCTAACTTAGTGGGTAAGATCCTTGCTGAAGTGGCTGAACGCCCTACAGTCGATGGAATGGTACGAGGACAGTTCGATGATGTCATCCCAGTACAGATGGCTAAGGCACGATTTGCACTCCTACAGCTAGAAGCTGCTAAGAAGTCAGTCAATGCACCTATCGCTATCCCACCAGATGTCCAAGAATTCACACTTGGGCCAGATGCTTTGCTTCGATCTAACACTCCAGAAAGAATTCGCCGAGTTCCTATCGAACTTCCGGGTGGAGTCTTTGCGGAATCACAGTCGCTTGAGCGAGAACTCCGTATGGGATCTCGTTATCCGGAAGGTCGTACTGGTCAGATCGATGCATCTATTGTCACCGGTCGTGGTGTTCAAGCCCTTATGGGTGGATTCGATTCACAGATTAAGGCAGCACAGTCAGTATTTGCTCGATTCTTTATTAACCTTATCGGTATCTCATTCTGCATGGATGAGAAAGTATTTGGCAATATCAAGAAGAAGATTCGTGGATCCGATGATGGTACTCCGTATGAACTTTCATACACACCATCTACAGCAATCAACGGTGATTACACCGTAGATGTTCAGTACGGACTCATGGCAGGACTAGATCCAAACCGTGCAGCAATCTTTGGGTTGCAGCTTCGTGGAGATAAGTTGATTAGCCGTGACTTCCTACGCCGTAATCTTCCATTCAACATCAATGTCACACAAGAAGAGCAGAAGGTAGATACAGAAGAGTTGCGAGATGCTCTTCGTGTTGCCATCTCACAGTTTGCTACAACGATCCCGATGATCGCATCACAAGGTGGAGACCCATCAGATGCAGTTGCTAAGTTAGCAATGATCCTCGAAGGTCGTCAAAAAGGTGAATCATTGGAGAGTGTTATCGCTAAGGCGTTCACTCCTCCGGTACAACCTGCAGCGACTGAGATGGCCCCCGGTGCTTCGCAATCCCCTTCTGGGATTCCGGGAGCGGCCCCGGCTGCAGGTTCTATTTCCCCACAGGGCCAACCCGGTGGTGGACAGCCAGCAATGGCACAACTAATGGCAGCTCTTGGTGGAGCCGCTTAACCAATAAGGAGAACAATATGTTCGGAGTAAAAAAGGGTGCTGTAGCTAAGGCTCCAGTTCTTGGCCCAATCATGGGAAAGATGTCAGCATCAGGTAAGTCAGCAATGCAGAAGATCGGCGTTGTAGGAAAGCCAGCATCAGCTGGTGGCAAGAAGGCTAAGTAATTAGAGAGGACGGGCTATGTGTAAAGATTGCTTTGATGAAGCAGAAGATCGTTTTGCACTAGCCCGTCCTGCTAAAAAGATTGATTACATCTATGCAGTTACTGCGTTGATGTTTAATATAAGTTATTCAGTAGCAGATTTCTTTGATGGCGTAGCAAGAATTATTCATTCACATCGAGTAAACGAAGCGAAAAAAGTTTACTTGCATGATGAACTAATGAAAGATATTGAGAAGATGGAGAAGCACAATGGCTGATGGCATTAAGGTCTCAGGGCCCGGCGTTTACTCCACCCCTGATGGATACACAGGTCGTCAGGGAGCAATGTATGTTCCTGCAGATTCATATGGAGCAGGTAAAGAAATGTATGAAAATTCAACAGCTGTTCCTATTGCAGCATCAGAGGGAACACCAGTATCCATGGGCAACATGGGTGGTGGTACAACAGCACCTCGTACTAACTTTGAGGATCCAAACCCAAACCGCGAAACAGAAATCACCGAAGGTGCTGACTGGGGCGGCGGTCGTGATTCATCAATTCTCCCAATGCCACCACAGGCTCAGGACGAAACAGCAAAGCTAATCATGGCTCTTGCCTCTCGATTCCCTGATGCCGATACTACCCGTCTTGCACAAAGACTTAAAGCAGAGGGTCGTGCTTAGTGGCAGAGAATCCATTCGCAGTTCCGACAGCCGGAACACCAGAGTACGATGCTTGGCGTAAAGCCCAAGAAGCAAAGTATCTAAACCCACAATTTGCTAAGCAAGTATCTACACTTGCTAAGACATATCCAACTGCAGGTGCCGGTACAGTTTTAGCGTTGGCTAAGGCTGGTGCTACACCTTACGGTGCTACTGCTAATGCAGCAGCTACATTGGATGCACAGTCTTACTTAGATACACAACGCAATGCTGCTATTCAAGCAGCGGCTAAGATCAAGGAGCAAGGTAAAACCACTAAGGGTTCACCTGCTGACTTCCTTGCACCTCTTACTCGTACTGCGTTCATGGCACTTACAACTCCATTCGAGTTGCTTGAGTCGTCATTCCGTCAAATTGCCGCTGGTCGTGTTCCAACTCTATTCAATACATTTGACGAGACACAATCAGGTCAGGCATTAAAGTCACTTGTAACTACAGGTAAGTTCGATGTAGGTACAGGATTCCTCGGAGTAGATCGTAACTCTGCAGTAGGTAAGGCTCTCCTTAAGTCGCAGATTGCTGGCGGCCCAAAGATGAAGGGCAATGTTCCATGGACATATGCTTCAGGTCTTACACAAGCAATCTTTGAAGATCCAGATACAAAGGCAGCTCGTACATTCCAAGCAGTCTCTGGCTTAGTTCTTAACTTAGCAGCAGACCCATTGACTTATGTTCCGGGTGTTGGCTTACTCAAGGTTGGTCGTGAGGCTGGCAAGGTTGGCGTAACACTTCGTGTTGGCCCAAAGGCAGCAGCAAGAGCTGCAGAAGCAAAGGCTGCACCACTTAAGGCAGTACGGCGTGAGTTTGAAGATGTAGCAGAAGACATCAACAAGTACCGTGCAGAACAGCGTATTGCATCTGGTAATGCAGAGATGCTTGAAGGTGACATTCTTAAGCATGCAGCAGATGTAGAAGAGATGATGCCAGAGATCGAAAGACTCTCTGATGTTGTTTATAGTGCTAAGGCTTCAGCGGATCGAGTGGATGCTGAATTCGGTGAACTCTACCAACGCCGTAACACTTACTTAACAGAATTAAAGCGTAGCGATGAAGAGGCTGGTCGTCTTGTAGGCGAAAAGCGAGCAGAAGAAACCTTCATGCAGTATCGCTTAGAGTTGAACAGCTCTGCTCGTGCAGCAGAAGTTCAGGGCATCCTTGATGCTGCACCGACATTCGATAGCATCATTGATGATGCAGCAAGACTTCGTACACAGGAAGAACTTGCTCCCGGACTTATCCACACCATTGGTGAGGCAGGTCTTAAGAAGGGTGATCGTCCAGCATCTTTAGGTCTTCGCAACGGTGAAGAACTTGTAGTTCGTGTAGCAGCAAAGCAAAAGCCTAACCTCATTAAGTGGACTGGCTTTGTTAAGGCTGGAGATTCACCACAGGCTACTCGCCTTGGTAACGAACTTGGTTCTAAGTTTATTGATGAAGCATCTGCAGCAGGTGCATCTGACGATCTAATCCAAAGTGTTATTGATGAGATTGATGTGGCCGGTGCTACACATGCTGAGATTGTTGCAGCAGCCCAGAAGGCTGGACTTGTAGATAATCTTTATGCAGCATACGAGAAGCTTGGATTCCAAGGATTTGAGAATCTTGGTGTGGCTCGTGGTGCAGGTGGCGGTGGCTTTGCTTACTTCCCTCGTGCAGTAGATCCATTCCCTGCTCGTGTTACAGAGTTTGCTAAGCGTGGTGAGCCAGCGATTGCATCTCCAGATATTCGTGATGTTGGGCCACAGGCTTTCACAACACCAGATGCAATTACACAGCAGGTTGAGAATCTATCTGCAGCAGCGTTAGCCCCTAAGTTAACTGCTCGTGAGAAGATTGCACAGATTGATAAGCAGATTGAAGAGACAGGTAAACTCAAGGCTGCAACACAGGCTGAGTTTGATCGCATTGATGCTGTCTATCAGTCAAATCTTCAGTTTGTTAAAGACCATGCAAAGACTCAGGCAGAAGCCAAGGCTCTGCTTGAAGAGGCTCGTGGTCGCCGTCAGGTTGCAACAGAGGCACTCTTTGGTCTAACCAATATCGATGGCAAGAACATCCTTAATTTCCAAGCAGCATCTGATGCTATGTTTGGCAAGCTTGGTCAGAATGTAGCAAGATTCATTGCTAACCATTATGACGACAAGCAGTACTACGAACTATGGCGAGCAATGAACGGTGACATCACCGTTAATACAGCCAAACTTCTTGCAGCTGCTAAGACAGAGATGGAAGTACTTGGCATCCTTGCTGGCGAAATCGGACTAGATCTGACTCGTGGTACAAAGATTGCATTGGCTGCACAGGCTGGTCGTGCCATCACACACAACCCGGGTGTCTATGCACCTCGTGAACTTGGTGTGACATGGGGGTTGATTAACAACTTCTACACATCTCGTCCACTTGAGAAGGCTGTAGATCTGCTGCGTAATGACAAGCGACTTGCACAACTAAGCCGCTTTGCACCAGAGCAAGGTCTGCTACATCTTGATGATGTAGATAAACTCACTAAGCAGCTGAACGATAACATTCCGTTCCTCGGTGGGTCAGAGAAGCTTCGTGTCGAGATGACTAAGAAGATGATGGATTCAACAACATCATCAGAACGATTTAACATTTTCATCGATACTATCCAAGGTATCGTCAAAGAGCAGTTGCCTAAGCTCAACGAAGAGCAGGGCCGTCTCCTTCAGGATGCAGCACGAGTGTTCAAGCGTGAACAGCAGATGCATCGTAACTTCCTTGCCAATGCAATTCGTGATGGTGAGACTACAGCAGAAATGGTTATCGATGGTAAGAAGCTTACTTTCTCTACCTTGGATCCATTCCTTGACTCACAACTTACGAATTTTATCAAGTGGCCAGACACTAACGCAATGCGGCAACTTACCGGATCCGCTAGAAACATACTTTCAAAGTCTGAGTCAGTCCAGCAGTTCCGAGCCTTCACAACAGAAGCACTTGATTCATTCTTCAAGCAGACAGTTCTCGTTGGTCGAATCTCTTATATCCAGCGAAATATCCTCGATATGCAGGTTCGTTCGTTCCTAGCAGGATCATCAACATTATTCTCACACCCATTGCAGTTCATCTCAACGATGATGGCAAACCCTAATGGATCAGCAGCTCGTAAGTACTTAACAAACTTCTCACGCTTTGATAACAACATCTTTGGTACATCATTCCGTGATTTGATTGAACAGTCAGACTCTGCAGGTTTCCGTGGTGCAGCACTTGCTGATGCAGATAAGTATGCAGCAATGATGAACCGTCAACTTGGTAAGGGTGTTGGTGCAGGATCTCGTTCAGGTCTTCTACCTACCGGTATGCGTTTCGTTGATTCAACAGAACGCCAGTTCAACCGTGCATGGGCATCTGCAGTTCTTATTAACCGTGAGTCACAGATCAGCCGATTAGTTGCTGGTGGACTTGAAAAGGGAACTACAGTCAACGGTGTATTTAAGCCGACATTCCCAGAGGCTAAGGCTTTCGTTGAACTCAAGAAGGCACAGGGCATGACTCTTGCTGATAACTATCTAGACATAGTTACAGACTTCTTGGTTGAGACAAAGCGTGGTAAGCAACTGATTGAACAGATTGCTAAGGTCGATGAGACTAGCCGTGGTGTCTTGATGTCAGATGATCCGATAGTCGCTAAGCAAGCCATTCGTTTCTATCTAGAAACAGCAGGTAAAGCTATTGATGAGATCTCAGTAGGTCGTCCAGAGATTCGTAACTACATCGCTGGTAGCCCAATGGTTAGTGCAAAGGGTGAAAGACTTACAGGAAAACTTGGTTATGATCCAGCAGGTAAGACTGCTAAGGATGCATGGCTTGGTCGTATTCTTAACGAGTATCGCAGCACCGAAGATGTCAGCCAAGTTATTGGTCAGCTTCGTTTGCCAGCAGAAGACTTTGCTCAAGCAGCAGTTCTTAAGGGAACTTGGGATAAGGCAGCATCTGCCTTCTTCCGTTACTCAGCATCTGTTGAAAAGCGTATGTCTCTAGGGCCAGAGTATCGTCAGCAATACTGGAAGAAGATTGCTGAGAACATCAACCTTATGAACAAGACTGATGCCGAGAAGGCATTGGCTCAGGCTGAGAAAGAACTTCGTGGTACTACCTTCTTTGGTAAGCCAGCATCATTCCAGAACCCAGCATTGGTTCGTATGCGTGAGGGAATCAAGACTCTTGATGACCGTGGCATTGGACTCAAGGAGATGGACGAGTATGGCCAGAAGTTAGCAGCCGATGAGATCCAGAAACTTTTCTACGATGCAACTCGACAGAAGCAATATGCAGCAGCTTTCCGTTTGGTAGCACCGTTTATCTCAGCATGGGCAAACACCATGGGTGTCTGGTCTAAGTTGATTACAAAGGATGTGGCTAACACATTCCGTCTTCAGGGCAATGCTCGTGTATACAAGGCAGCTAATGCTTTCGAGTTCCTTACACATCCTGAGACTGGCGTAATCTACGAGTGGACTAACGCCAACTGGAATGACCCAAGCCAAGGCTTTATCTACAAGGATCCAACCTACGGTGATCCTCGTATGGTCATCCCTCTAGCAGGTGACATTCTTGGTGGCATGCTATCTATCACCTCTGGTGAGAAGGTACCGGGCATGCCTACATCGCTTTCCATCCCGTCACTTAACATGGCATTTAGTAACGAATTGTTACCGGGTGTAGGCCCAGCCATGCAGTTGACTTTGGGTAAGGTTGTACAGAATCAGAATGGCTGGATAGCAGATCAGCTACGAGACATCATATATCCGTTTGGAGCCCCAGAGCCGGGAGCCCAAGGCATCGTGGAGACATTCACCCCAGCATGGGCCCAACGCCTTCTATTCGGCCTTGGAATGGATAACTACGAGGCTAAGAACCTCTCTACCCTTCGTCCGATTATGACCTACCTTGCCACTACTGGTAAGTACGGTGAGTTCCCATTGGACAACACACAGACCGAAAAGCTTCTCGATGATGCTACAAAGCTGAACCGAGTCCTCGCCCTATGGCGTGGTATTACAGCCAACATCGCTCCCGGTGCTATTGCACCTCAGATCCTTGCTAAGGATAAGACTGGCGAGTTACATGTACAGGCTCTTATGGTCAATGACTTCTTACAGATCCGTGCCAACAACCCAGACAACTATGCACTAGCAGTTGCCAAGTGGGCAGATAAGTACGGAGATGCAGCACTCTTCTCATTGGTATCTGGATCCCGTGGTGGTATCCAACCTACTGATGAAGCATGGAAGTTCTACACAAACAACCGTGCAGATGCTACTAAGTATGCAAATGCGTTTGCCCTCTTCTTCCCCGGCGGACAATACTCACAAGAGTTTGCTAAGTGGCAGGAGCAGTCAGGTAAGCGTTTCAAGTTGACTCCAGCAGAAATGCAGATGGAAGCAGCTCGTTATGTATACACAGCCCGTAAGGCTAAGTTGCAATCTGATGAGGCTATCGCCGTTCGTGACGGCGAAGATCCTAAGTTGGCTCATGAGATTTACATGACTCGTAAGGAAGCATTAGATGCTGACTTCGGTGGACAACCAGACTTCCGTTCTGCAGGTGTACCTCGTGAGACTTTGGTCAAGGAACTAGAGCAAGCGGTCACAGAACCTAAGTTTGCAAATACTGAATCAGGCAAGGGTCTTGCTGAGTTCTTGCAGTATCGCAAGGCAGCATTGGATTCTGCAGCAGCTGCAGGATTTAAGACACTAACTGCAAAATCAGTAAGCAATGTTGCTGAGTGGTTAGACGAATCAGCGTATAGAATCATTGCTCAGTATCCATCATTCAGCGTTATGTACTGGCGTGTATTCGCCACCGAGACAGGGAATAACTAATGGCAGAGAATGAGATTATTGCACCGGTAGCCGGTGCTGCTTCTTCTTCAAGAGGCACGAACTACCCGTTGCAGAACACTCAGGTTTACCGTCCGGGTCAAATGACTACAGATGTAAACGGAAAGAAAGTAACTGCTGGTGGTGGTTTATACACAGCCCTTTACAACGGTACATACTCAGAGGCTCTAGCAATCCGTAACGAAAAGTTTAAGACACCTCAAGATCAGAACTACATCAAGACTTTGATGTTGCAGTCAGGTCTTTATGCTAACAAGAATGAGTTCCAGACTTCTTTCTGGAGTACTGCAGATACTGCAGCATTTACTGACCTACTGAAAGAGGCTAACTCTGCAGGTGGTTACACATGGGAAGAAATGACTCAGGTGTATCAGCAAGGTGGCAAAGCAGGTGGTGGCCCACAGGTACAGAAGTCAATCAACCTATCTGATCCAAAGACTGCTAACGCAATCATTGACTCAGCAGGTCGTACATTGCTTGGCCGTGATATGTCAGAGGGTGAGAAGAATCGTCTTCGTGCAGCTTTGACTCAGGCAGAACAGGCAAGCCCTTCTATTTCAACAACAACCCAAACAGGTAGTACATACTCAACCAAGACAACCGGTGGGTTGGACATGGCCGGTAAGGGTGAGGTTATCGAAGAGAACATCATGGCAGACGAGAAGCTTCTTCCAGAAGCCGTTAACAACCAACTCAATGGATATGGCGACATCATCGCTAGATTGGCGGCTGGTCAATAATGGCTGAGACAGTAGGAACCCTTGATATTAACAAGCTCCTTGCGGATGCTGCAAAGACTGCAGCAACAAACAAGGCAGCTCGTGCAGCAGCAAAGTTAGCAGCAGAAAGAGCTAAGGCTTCAAACGCTATCGAACAGCGTGTAAAGATGATGGCTAAGTCTGCATCTGATCGTGCAGAGGGTCTTGAGACAATCATTCAAGATGACTTAGTTAAGATCAAGATGATTAGTCGTGCAATCACCGATCAGGGTGGAAAACCAAATGCTGCACAGACTCGTGACCTTAAGACATTCGTAGATCGTTACAACTCATCTATTGCAGAACAGCAACGCCTTCTAAAGGAATCGACTGATTTATCTGCAGGTAAGTACAATGTAGATGAAAAGGGTCAGTTAACTCCTAAGACCCCTACAGCAACTGATTCAACTGGCGGTTCTACTGGCAAAGATTCAGATGGTGATGGCATCCCAGATTTAACTGACAACATGCCAAACTACCCTAACCCAAGCCAAGCAACTGGCAATGCAGGTAAGAGTTCAACAACTGCTGGAGCTGCTGTAAAAGATAAAGTTACAGGTGGCAATCAGACACCTCCGGTTGCTGGTAACAAGCCTCCAGTAGCAGGTAAAACTCCTGAGCAAATAGCGGCTGATAAAGTCAAAGCAGATAAAGCAGTAGCCGATAAAGCTAAAGCAGATGGCAAGCTAACTGCAGAGCAGGAAGCAAGACTTGGAACCTATGGATCTAAGTTCCTTATTGATTATTTTAAGACTGCCGAAAATGGCAAGTACAAGACTATCTACGACAAGCTTGTTGGCTTTGCTATCCAGAACGCAACTGGTGCCAAGGTTGAGGCATATCTTCGTGATACCACTTGGTATAAGGATGTCAACGAAAGAACTTATGCAGTAATTGGTGCATCTGCACTAGCCAATGGTATTAAGTTGGATACTGCTACTCGTGACTCATACCGAGACCAGATCCTTGGCAAGGTAAAGACTGCAGAAGAAATCGCATACGACATTCGTTTGAAGTCTATTGCTGAGTATCAACTACAGACCACTAAGCCAGAAGTAGCAAAGCAGATGATGGCTGGCAAGGACTTTGCCCTAGCCGCAGCTGACTACATCAACACATACACAACCAGCTTCGAGATGGCAGCATCTCAGTTCAGCCTTGATGATGCTAACTTCCAGACATTATTTAAGACTTCAACATCTCTTGGAGACTTCGATAAGAAGTTAAAGCGTACCGAGAAGTATTTGTCTCTTCCAAAGGTTCAGACTGCTATTAGCCAGAACATTGCAATGGTTAAGCAGAAGTATCGTCAGTATGGTCTTAACCTTACAGATGAGGCTGCATCCAACCTTGGTAAGAACGCATACCTTGGAGATACAACTACAGAGGCTATTGACGAGAACCTTCGTCAGCAAGCAATCAAGTTATTCCCGGCTTTCAAAGATCGTATTCTTAATGGAGAGTCAGTCTTATCCATTGCAAGTCCTTACATCGGTGCAGTCAGCCGAATCCTAGAGGTGCCAGAAGGATCTCTAGATCTAGAGGATCCAACAATTCGTAAAGCCATGATGGGTACAACTACTACAACTGGCGATAAAACATCAACAACAGTTAAGCCATTGTGGGAGTTTGAACAAGAACTCTTCAAGGATAGCCGCTGGCAGTACACATCCAACGCTAGACAGAAGTTAGATGGCATCACACTCGATGTCATGGGTAGATTCGGAGTAATCGGGTAATGGCAGACTTAGACTCAAGAGAGATATTAAGAAAGCTTCAAAGCGGTCGCAATCTTACTAATGAAGAACGAGCAGAAATTGGTCTGGCACCAGTTGCTACTCCGGTTAACGCAGCAGTCGAACCTATGGTTCGTCCGGTAGACCCTAATGCACCTAAGATGTTTGTTGGGCCAATCCCAGTAGGATCCACTCGTACTGAAACTGGTTATATAGACCCACAAGGTGTAGCTGTAGAACCAACAGCACCATATAAGTATGATCCAGTATCTGGTGAATTTACTCCTACTACTCCAACTCTTATCACAGAAGAAGGTGGAGACGAGCCACCTGCAACTGGCATGACAGCAGAGCAGATTCAAGCGATGCTTGCTCAGCAAGCAGCAGACTTCCAAAAGCAGATGGCTGCTATGCAAGCAAGTATTACTGCTCAGATTGAAGCAGCTAACAAGGCAGCAACAGCTGCAGCAGAAAAGGCTAAATCAGATGCAGTAGCAGCACAGCGTAAGTCAGCATTTGAAATTACTAAGGAACGCTTTACTAATGCAGGTATGAAGGAACTCGGTGATGAAATCACCGCCATCTACCAAGGTACAGGCGTAGATAGATTTGGTAAGAAGTTTGATGAAATCCCTACAACAGGTGAAGGATTCTATCATCAATACTAAGTCTTACTATGACCGATTCGGAAAGGTTAATGAGGATCGCCTTGCTAAGGGATTCAAGGCATTAGACGAACGAACAATCATTGGGATGGAAGATGAGTACCAGCAGGTATTACAGGCTTACAACCAGCCAGCAGGATTCTACGATTCACCTGCCGACTACCAGACATTCCTTAAGAACAACTATTCCAAGGCAGATGTGGCATCAGCCCTTCAGGCTTCAGCAGACTTCGTAGCATCCAAGGATCCAGTAGTCCGTAAGGAACTGCAGGATCTATTCGGTATCGATGATGCAGCATTGACTGCATACTATGCAGATCCAGCAAAGGGTCAGAAGATCCTTGAGAACATTGCTGGTAAGAACATGAATACAGCAGCAGCTCTTATCGCTGGATTAAGTCGTGAAGATGCAACAGTAGGCCAGCAGTACGGTGCAGGTTCATTCACATACGAACAGAACCGCCAGCGTTACTCACAGGCAGCCAAGTCTCTTGAGACTACAGGCAACCTTGCATCTATCTACGGTGAGAACTTCGGAGCCAAGGAAGCAATCGCTGCAGAGTTCGGAGATGCAGCAGCACAGGCACAAGCATCTCGTATCCGTCAGACAGGCTTAGCAGCCTTCGGTGGTACATCAGCAGTAGGCACAAAGGCATTGAGAGCTACTGGCCAAGTCAGTTAGTTCTATCGGGTGATTGGCAATCTCCGGGGTTCAAGACCCCGGCACCCACTCCGCATCAGAGAGACCGGTTCTGAATGTGTGTACATACGGTAGTTGGAGCCAAGTCAATTTCCCCGAATGACTTGAGGCCAGCGATCTAACCATAGAAAAGGGAGTAGGACACATGTCCAATGAAGAGCTATACGAGGATGATTTCGATAACGAATACGAAACTGATCCTATCAAGCAACTACGCAAAGCCAATAAGGCAAAAGAAAAGCAACTGAAGGAAATTCAGGAAGAACTTGCAACCCTGCGTAGAGAAAAAAGAGAACGAACAATTTCGGAAGTCCTCACAGCTCGTGGGTTGAATCCAGCAATCGCTGAGTTCATTCCACAGGACATCGACCTCACGGAGGAATCGTTGTCAGCATGGGTAGAAGCAAAGTCATCAATCTTTGGTGCAGCTCCTGCTCAGCAAACCCAGACACCAACGGGCTTGCCAGAAGGTTTTCTAGACAGTTACAGCAAAGCACAAGCCACGGTAGAACAGTCCTTACCTGCTGATCGTCAACAGATGATTCAGAAGCAAATGGATGAAGCTGCCGCTAAGGGCCCAGATGCATTGAAGGAACTCTTTGGACAACTCGGTAAAGCCGGTTACTAACCCAAGAAAGAGGTATTGCTAAATGGCAATTACACAAATCTCTGGTCTCGGTAATCTCGTTCAAAATGCATATGACACATATGTACGGGCACAACTCCGTTCACTTCCAGTCATGCGTCAGATCGCAGATCTCCGCCCAGTAGCACTTACAAACCCAGGAACCTCACTTAAGTTCAGCGTTTACGCTAACCTTGATAAGGCAACTACAGCACTAACAGAAGCATCAGATGTAACTCCAGTTGCATTGGCTAACCCATCTCAGGTAACAGTTACTGTTACTGAGTACGGTAATGTACTTGAAGAGACTGAAAAGGTTAACCTTGCTTCATTCTCATCTATCGACACAATGATTGCAGATGCACTTGCGTATAACGCAGCAGACACAATCGATACCCTTGTTGCTAATGCACTTGTTGCAGGTACAAAGGTTAAGTACGGTGGATCTCGTACAACAACAGCAACACTTACAGCATCAGATGTTATCTCAACAGCTATGCTTCGCAAGGCTCAGACAGAACTCCTTGAGGGTAATGCTCAGCCACGCAACGGTGACTTGTACACACTATTCATCCACCCACGCCAAGCTTTCGACCTTCGTGCCGAGACAGGTGCTGGCGGATTCGTAGACATCCACAAGTACACAACTGACAACATGGGCAACATCCTTACAGGCACCATCGGTGTTCTTGAAGGATTCCAGGTTGTACAGACAAACCGCGTTCTCAAGACAACTGAGGGTGCATCATCTGCTTCTGTCTACAAGGCAATCGCAGTTGGTAAGGAAGCTCTTCTTGAGGCAAATGTTTACGATGTAACAACAGTCGTATCACCTCAGACAGACTACCTACGCCGCAAGTCAGCCATCGGCTGGAAGTACTTCGG